CTAGTATCTACTTTATCTTCAATGTGCTGTTCCGTTGCCATCATAGTCGTCCGAGTCGTAGTAGTCATTTTCACCTTTTCGTACCCCGAAATATATCGTGGATAGTACAAACGGTATTGCAATCCATTTGAGAAATTCACCGAACATCGTGACCTCCAAACATTGATCTCATACCATTCAGGACTTTGTTTGCGAATCGTCCAAGGTTTCTTGATCCGAAGCGTTCATATAATGCAGTAGATATAACAGGTGCGGGTACACCAAGATCCACAGCAGCGTGAACAGTCCAACGACCCTCACCACTGTCTGATACTCCTCCATCGAACTTGCTAAGCTCTCTATCGCCCCGTAAAACATCAGCGGTAAGATCAAGTAACCAACTACCAACCACAGAACCACGACGCCATAACTCAGCAACCTCAGAAACGTCAATGTCGTAGCAATAATCGGCAGGGTTTTCCATTGGTGCAACTTCGGCATCTCCTGCTTTGACATACTTGGCACCCAAATTCGCATTTTCTAAAATATTAAATCCCTCTGCGTATGCCTGCATTACACCATACTCAATACCATTATGCACCATCTTCACAAAGTGTCCGGCACCAGGTGGTCCACAATGCAACCAACCATGCTCTGCAGAAGTTTCATAACTCAATGGATTAGTGCGACGGGCAGATCCAATGCCTGGGGCAAGGGCCCTGAAGATAGGAGAGCAGACGGATACTGCAGTATTTGCACCACCAACCATAAGACAGTATCCACGCTCCAGACCATAAACACCACCAGAAGTACCACAGTCAATATATTGGATACCCAACTTAGAAAGCCTTTCTGCCCTCCTGCGAGTATCCTTAAAATTGGAATTGCCATGATCAATAATAATATCACCCTCCACACAAAATTGTAGTAACTCATTGATTGTATCTCCTACGGTTTCTGCTGGAACAACCATCATAAAGATGCCAGGTGCTCTTTTGTCACTTGGTGTAGATCTTATTACTTGAACAAGGCTTTCAATAGAAGTGGTATATCCACTGATATAACCCTTCTCATATTGCTCTTCAGCCTTCTTATGATTTTTACGATACCCATGAACTTCGATACCTGCTTTTAACATTCGACGGGACATTCCTTCTCCCATCCGACCTAATCCAATAAGTCCTACTTTCATCAGTCTCCTCTATTTCTTTCCGATATTATATAACCAAGAAAAATTCCACTCATCCACGCAATATAAAGATAAAGAACACTGGATACAAAATTGAAAAATTCACTCCATTCCATCTTCATCATCCTCATATAATGGACAAGGTTCCTCAAACAAATACTGCATTTTTAATTCTTGTACTTTTTCTTGTAACTTTTGATAATCTTCTTCGGTCATCTACCTCTAAAGTGTAATTTTTAACCAAGGAAATATTGGGTCAATTACTCCGATAAGTCGAAGTAAACCTTCAGCAAAAAGTGCAAGAACAACCCAACCAACACACATACTGATAATTCCAGCATTACGATTATGTTTTCGTATGGCATTATCAATCATCTCCTGCACTTCACTACGACTTACATAATCATCATCATACGGACTCATCACTTTGGGTCTCCAATTCGTCTCCAAGAATTTTTGATAAAGGATCACTTTCACCCTTTACAATTGCACATGCTCTCGTATAAAACATATTGTTTGTATTTCCAGATTCTTCGAAAGTCTTTTTGACTCTCACCCAATTATTATAGGTGTGTTCGTCCATAGATTTTATCTCGAAATACTTACTAGCTATACTAGTCAATAATTCAGAAATGTCAACTATGTGTTGATTTGCACAAAGTGATTAAGAAATTATAAAGTTTTTTAAACGGTAGCGACTGGATTTGAACCAGTGGAGGTATTACCCTCATTTGTTTTCAAGACAAACGCAATAAACCAGACTCTGCCACGCTACCAAAATTTTATCGAACCTCAAAGTCCAACTTACGAACTTTGCGTTGTCGTCTTTGTTCTTGCCACTCAATATCTTGTTGCGACAAGACTCCTTTTTTATTTTTGGATTGATAGGAGTTTAGCATAACAATATTCGACAAGTCAAGTGCAGAAATTTTATCTCCACGTATTGTTGCCATATTTGGACAACCACAAGAAACTGTTTTATTCTGATGCCCCTCCAACTCCCTACCACAGGAGCGGCATCTAATTTTTATATTATCCATTGTATTGTTCTAAACTTCTTCAGTTTTTCAGTTATTTATCTAATATGTATTCCACAGTAGTAGCAACATCATTCATTGCATCTCTCAAATCAGGTTGCTGACCAGAATGACACTCGGAAGAAGTGGGTGAACCTTTAGTAGTTTCTTCATAAAGAGTCCATCTCCACTGACCCATACTTTTAGAATACCACAGATTAATC